TCTGTTATCTCATCAGGGTCAATTCTAGCCTCAAGAACTGCGACAGGTAACGGTTTGGCTGCTAGAAACTACGAAGAGTTCGATAATTTACCTCAATTATGGACTAATGGTTACCTTGTTGCGGTTGATCAAATATTTATTGGCGGGCAAGCGTCAGAGTATTGGCAAGGAGATGTCTACTTTCACATAGTAATGGAATGCACAGTTGAAACAATGTCTCAAGCGGCTGCTATGGCATTATCCCTATCTCAACAGTAAATGGTGATCTCTTGGCACTAACTAAGAAAGAGAGAGAGTTCATTGAGGCTGTTTCTCGTAGGCAAGACCAATTAGAATTGATGATTGGTGGCTACTTTGGCGGTGGATTAGGCCGAGGATTAGTCATGGTTGATCAGGAATTGGGTGATCGTGGGTTTTTATTGAATAGATCCAATACGGAAAGAAACTTACAAGCAGGTAGATTAGGTAAAAAAGCAGGGAAAGCAGTACGGAAAAAAATTAAGCGAAAAGTTTCCCCATATCAAAGAGAGTTTGGTAGGCAATTAAAGATACTAAAGAAGAAGCATCCTCGCACAAAGATCAGTCGGTTGATGAGGAGAGCGCACATAGCAACCAAAAAGGTGAGAAAATGAAACGAACAGGACAAACCCTTACATTATCAGGACAATTACCAACATTGCCGGCAGGGAAAGATATTCTCTTTGCTCCTCAGTCTATTTTGGAATATGGAAATGTTCTCGACATTAATAGAGCATGGAAAGTTGTTTCCTATCGAGTTTGGCTTGCGGAAAGAGAAGGTGCTGCTTTGGGATTGACTGATGAATCCATGTTGACATTATATTCTCAACTAAATACTGATACAATTCAAGCAGTTCCTCATTTAGGCAATAATGCTGAAATTAATCGTTCGATCGCATGGAGTAATACTTTGTATAATTGCACAGTTCCAGTCTATAAGACAGGGTCGTATTCTAATTCAGGAGTTGGAATAGTTAATCAGTCCTATTTCATTAAGCCCGAACACATTGTTCAAAATAATTTAATTTTGGCGACTCAATTACAAGGTGGCGGATCGGCAGAAAATGCAACTTACACTTGTAATTACATTATTTACCTAGAAGAATATGAAATTAGTTCCAATGAATCAATAATATTCAATGTTAAATCAAAAGGTCAGGACTTATCGTCTTAATTTTAACATTTTTAACATAGTATCAATAATGCTGAAACTCTTTGTAGCTGCGAGAGTGGCAGCATTCAGTTGAGCGTTTAGGTCTGTAATTAATGTTTGAAGTTTGTCAATCGCTTCTTCTCTTTCTTTTATTTTCAGTTGAAGTGAGAAATAAGACATTTTATCATATTCGTTAGATCCTTCTAGCCTGAAATGTCGCTCTAAAGCATTGTTCATTCTCTTGGATCTCTTGCCTTTAGGGATCTCCTCATAAGCGTCTTGTACTTTCTTGCTAACATTGATTGCGATAACAGGCATATTAACACTCAACCTGTCCGCTACACTCTGGGCACACATTGAAATAAACTAGATCCTTTATTTCTTGTCGTCCATAATGGGAATCATTCCATGTTTCGCCTTCATCATCAGACATCTTTAATTCTACATCTGAAATAACTTCTAGAAATAGAGCAGTAGTGTAGCCCTGACAGCATCTAGATCCACAATCACAAGCGTGATGAGTCTTACACCATTCATTATGGCAATGGTAGATCATGCTCATAATACCCACTCTCCATCAATTCTATCTTTACATCTTTCACATATACCCCATGTGTGTAATTTCTGATCCACATAGCAGTCTCTAATTCGGCATAGGTTGCACTTCATTGGCTTCTCCATACCTAAACGGGGTACTGAATGTTTATATAAACCGTGCGGAGCAAAAAAAAAACTTGTTTTTTGTCGCTTTTTCGTAGAAAAAGCATAGTCGCAGTATAGCCTACGCTATGAATGAACAAGTCTCCGTGAGGCTGCTTCTTTATAATTATATTCATAATAATGATTATAGATAGGATTGGGGGTGGGGCAGGTATGGCAAAGAGTGATTCTTTCTTTATACGAGCAAAATTGAACGCAGGGGGAAGTACCCCAACAGGATTTAACACCTATTTTGAAGAGGCGATAAATCTAGGATCATATGTTGATGCACTAGGGAAGAGTGTTTTAAGAATCCATAATATTGCCGTATCTGTAACTGATGAAAATGGAACTTCGGTTGAAATTACAGGGCAAGAAGAAGCAGCGGCTCAATTTGTACTTACAACTCAGTCTGCTGGAAGTACTTTGCCTCAGCCTTCTGATCGTTCTGTTATCTCATCAGGGTCAATTCTAGCCTCAAGAACTGCGACAGGTAACGGTTTGGCTGCTAGAAACTACGAAGAGTTCGATAATTTACCTCAATTATGGACTAATGGTTACCTTGT